CACCAGTCAGTTTATTTAAAAGTCTGACTTTACCATCCCATCTTTTGGCACGAACCGCGGGCATGAACTTAGCACCCGGGACTTCGAAACAAAAATACTCGTTCAACTCTTGTACAATGCCAGGCTCGCACTCTACTAATTGTAGATATGCATAGTCTTTCATTTTGAGTCTAATTACCTGCATTTTTCAAAAGTTCCCTTTTCTTCTTATCGTCTTTTTCTAGTTTGTCGTAATACTTTGAGATCGTCACTTCACGAAGATTCTGATCGAGATAGCCCCGATCAATACAATAATTGATATGATCTCTAGCATTATCTAGCAAAAACTTATCCCTCGGTTTTTCACCGCTCTCGTCGTACTCCATGCCCACTAGAATCCTGCCTCAAACTGTTTCCAGCGAATAGCGTTACCAATTGTTTGGTGTCGCCATTTTATGTTTTCGAGTATTTCTTTTAGGACATCGCAACCTTCTTTCTGCAATAAGATACGCGCTTCGCTCTTCATGATTTCTGGATCGCTATTGTAGTAGTAATCCATCTCACCTTTTAGTACACGAAGACCATTAAAAGGATCAGGATTCCAACCCTTCTTCTCGATTTCTTCTTGAGACATTTTACCGTGATACCATTGCCACTTGTCTTTCAATAAGTGTTTCTGTATAAATTCTAAATCTTTTAATTTAAGTCTAGAGTCTGACAGCATGGTAAGATATTTGGAGTGAAGTCTGGGTGTCTCCACAGAGGCTACATCTAATGCGTTAAATTCAATTTCGCAGTCTTTTTTCCAGTCTGCTAGTATTGCTTGTAAATCCATAATATTCCACCTTGTTATTCAAAATCAAAATAATCATATCTAAATGAGATCGGGAATGTTATGAACGATCCGTCACTCGTAGCTGTAAACGTAATGTCACCTAATGAAATAGGATATGCGTTCACATACTTAAATGACCTACTAGCATTGTTTGAGCTTGTTAATACGAGTAATTGAATATCTGCGTACTGGCTAGCGGTCTCACTATTATATAGCGATCCAGTATTAGGTGAATTTTTGGTTTCGACAACACGTTTCATCCATTTAAACATCTCTTCGTAGACAACCATCTTTTCGTCTAGTAGAATGTCCATCGATAACGTACCGAATGTCAGAACGTCACCCGGTATAGTTATAGCCGTTCTTGGAAATCCAAGATCAGCTTCGCCCAACTCTACGCTTGGATGCATAACTTGCTGTGCAAAGAATGAAATGGCAGGATAATCTTTACGTGAAATTACCAATTTGAATTGATTGGCTGTGAGATAGCTTGGGTCGCAAGTAAAATCAGTGTTAGTAGTCATAGTATCATTCCGAGTTATATAGACTTATTTATAACGGTCGACAACAACTTTCGATGTGATATAATAGTACTTCATTAACCAAGAAAGAGTAATTATATGACTCCAAAACAACGAGAACGAGACAATCTTCTGAGAAGTAAAGCCTATAATGATTACAACAATTGTTCAGTGCAAGCCGTTGCGAAAACATGTAATGTAGACATTGTAACAGCTTTCGTTGCTTTAAAGAGAGAAGGGCGAAAACATAGTTGTTCGGCTCAGAGAATGGATATAGTGAGAGCCGCAAGATCGCTCGGAGTAAAGGTGACTAGTTCTAGATTTGATTCTAACATAATGGATCATCGCTGGACAGCACGATCATTGCCCGAGTCATTGTCGACCGGCAGACATTTAGTATTCACAAGCAATCATGTGTTCGCTTTAAATCACGGGACGATAGATGATTGGTGTGCCGAGCATCTGAATAGAGTGACAGACATCTATACAGTTACAGGCTATCAGTCAAAGAAAGATGTGCCATTGTACGAAGAGGTTAGTTGATATAAAAAAAGGGAGTCTCGAAAGACTCCCTTAATGTTACTGCATGTTTCTTATTGTCTTGACAAAGCTTATGCCAAGATATTGTCGACTCGGAAGATCCTGTAGTACTGATTGGTACGAGCAGTAGCAAGTCCATCAGCCGCAGAAGCTCCGACATATGGGTTAGATACCATACCATAACGAGTCTTAAACCCGATACGTGGTTGGAAGTCATCTTCGCCAATCGCACGAACCATCTGTAAAGGCACATATGGGCAGTAGAAAATACCAGCATCATATGGGTTAGTACCCTTATAACCAACAGTGACATAATCACCGACAGCATATGGATCGATATAGACTTTGATTCGACCGTTAAGAACACCAGCAAAGGTATTACCAGTATCATCTACGTTCAAGCTAGTAGCAAGAGCAGGAGCATAATCAAGCATTCCAGCCGCAGTTAGAGCAGTAGCAACGTCTGAAGAACAGATCACTACATTACCTTTACCACGTCGAGTTTCTTTAGCAATGACGTTACACTCACGATCTAATTGTACTAATAGACCCTTGAACTTCTCAACACTCCAACGACCATCAGCATCAGTTGACAAGTCAAAGATACCGTTAGTTGCTGTGTTAGCTTGCAAACAACCGATTTTAGCTTGGCTGTTGATAGTACGGATGATCTCGCGATTCATCTCTGAAAGGATCTCAGTAGAAAGAATGTTAGCAAGCTCAGTCTCAGCATCAAGACCGTGGATAGCTTTCAAGTCTTGCGCTAATTCGAGCGAGTAAGCCGCTTTCAGGGCACGTGACTTAGCTGTTACAGTAGCCTTCTCGATAGTGAATCCCATCTCTGCGAACGCAGATCCAGTACTTCCGAGTGCTTCTGCATCTACAGTAGGCATAGCTCCGCCAACTTTAGGAACATAAACAGAGCCAGAATCGGCTATGCTGTTGTCAGCGTCAGTATCAGTTGCGCCGACAAGACCAGAAGCTCCACGTCCATCTGTGGTAGCTGAACTGTCACCAGAGAAGCCAGTGACTGCTTCAGCGAAGAACGCTTCGTCACCAGTAGTAGCTCCGGCACGAGTTGTTTTGTACTGGCTCTTCATAGCGAAGATAAGACCAGTAGGTCCAGTCATTGGCTGAACACCAGCTAGATCGTATGCCATCAAGTTAGGCATAGCGCGTCGAACTAGAGCAATAAGGATAGGATTCCAGTTGCCATCAGCGCCAGTTACAGTAGCGTTAGTGTTAGTAGGTGACTCAGAGAGCATTGCGGCTTGCTCACCCATAGCTTTTTCTTGGTTCTCAAGAACAGCGGCTGTTACCGATCGACGGTGGCTGTCTGTGATTGCTCCGGCAGACGGTTCGTTGAGGATTGCTCCCCACTTTTCGACTAAATTGTCGTATGATTGTTGCATTTTTAATACTCCGTATTTAAAAAATTAAGTTACTTTTTGATTGTTTTAAGTGCTGAAAGGTATTGTCCCATTAAGCCAGAAACTTCTTCAGGCGCAGAGGCTACATCTTCCATGATCGCTTCTTCAGTTGTAGCCACAACTTTCTTGAAGTATGACTCTTTTACAGTCTTAACTTTCTCTGCAAAGGATTCAGCATCTTCAAAATCGAGTGATTCAACTAATGAGGCTAGCTTTTCGATCTGTGTGTCAGCAAGGTCACCAGCATTTTCACGGATAATCTGTGAACGCTTTAGCCCTTCTAATTCTTCTGACATTGCAATAGATGAACCTACAGAATCGTTGAGTTTAGTTTCTAACTCTTCAACTTGCTCTGCTAGTTCGTCTACTAGATTCACCTTAGACTCAGGTACATCGATATAAGATTCAACAAACAAGTCTTTAAGACTAGCCATGAAACCTTCTGCTATCTCAGTACGTAAACCAGATTCTACAGCTACCTGATTCTCTTTCATCCAGTTCTCAACAACATAATTGAGATATGAATCCACTTTCTCAACAAGGTCGCTTCGAGTTGCCTCTAGCTCTTCGTCAAGTCGTGATTGGTATACATCTTCTAATCTATCAGTCTCTTCCGAGATTTTAGCTTTGACAGCAGTTGCAAAGATTACAGCGGTTTTCGCTTTGAATTCATCTGACAATGTGCTTTCTGATTCAACAAGATCATTCAATTCATCCGTAACAGAGAACTCAGGCAATACAATTGCATCTGACTCTTCCATTTCGAAATCTTCGGAGAACTTAGTGAAAACAGCGTTCAGGTCAGCTTTCTTCATAGAAGATAGTTTCCCGTACATAGCATTTAGTAAACCGGCTTTAGTCTTTGGCGCTGGATCTTGCTTAGTGCTATCACCCTTACGTGCTGGTGCTTTGCTCTTAACTCCATCCTCTGCCTTATCTACAGACGAAATAGAATCCGCTTCTGTGCCTACTGGCATTTCTTGAGTACTAGCTTCCTCGATTGAGTTATCCTCATCAACAGGAAGTTTTGTATCCATATCGTTATCTGACATGTTATAACTCCTTAAAGTTAGATTTGAGTAACGAGAGGAAATTTTTGTACTCACGAATTTGTACAGCGGAACTGTACGCTTTCGGAGCATTTCTTATTTCTGTCTCCATATTTTCAATTACTTGAGGTGATAGAATACCGTTATTCCAAACCCAGTCTACACCTTCCATGATTCCATTAACGAACGCACTAGGCGCACTAGGATCTTGGACAATATCTACAGTGTTTAAAAGAAAATCGGATTTGACGTACATAACGCCACTTCTACTCTCAAGACTACCCATACCACGAGTTGACACACCTAGTTGAACGCCACCTTCGAGAAGACCTTTAACAATCCTACCCATTGGAGTATCCAATATTTGTGCCTTTCCAACAACATCATTGCCTTCCCACTGAAGGTCAGTAATGAGATGTGAAACTTTATCAAGATTTACAGTAGGACCTTCGGGATGGTTCAATTCACCAACCGCTCGTTTCGTACTTACTTGTTCTTTGACATATTTAGCCACTGCTTTTTCCATAATCTGCTTAGGGTAAATACGACCATTTCTATTCTTTGATTCTGCTTGCATGAATACACCTTCGATCATGTATGATTTCTCACCATTCTCTTTTTTCTCTACAATGCAATGCACATCATTTTCTGTATATTCTGTAATAAGTTTCATTTACATTTCCTTAGCGAATGTAACACCCATCTTCTCGGCTTCTTTTTGAGTTTTATAGGTATCTAATTTATCACCGTCAATATAAGTGGTGAAGCCTTTTGGCTCTTTGTGTATCATAACTTTAACTTTACCAATTTTCTTATCCCAAACATGTTCACCCTTGGGCATTTTACTAGCTTCAGTTACTACTCTGATTTGACCGAATGTGATCATTTATATCGCTCCAAGTTAATGAGAAACATATTAAAGCTTCCGTACACCTTCACGCGTTTCTCAGATATTGCAAGTAAATGCTCCCATTGATTGGAGCACCAATTATTATCTGCCTCGACTATAATAGCCTTTTTTGCATAAGGTATAAATTTCTTCAACACTTCATCAATTCTTTCTGTTACGTCTGATTTATAGACTGGGAAGAATCTTTGTAATATTACATAATCGTAAAATGTCTCACAATTATATATTTTAAAATCATCTGCTAGTATGTCATTACATACATAATCGACATTAACATCCCATTCATCTCTTACTACCTTGAACTGGTCAATCTGTTCTTCCCATTCAACGGTCGATAAATGTAACTTATTGCCGAGCTTACTATTGCATAACTCTAAGAAGGCTGGACCAACTCCAATGTCCAGATACACTCCCTTGCTATCATGTTTCACTAGCTTATTATAGAGAAGTTCGTTAAACTTAATCTGATTTCTACAATTCTTCGCATTCATATATTGAACAGTGCTAAGATGTGTAGGATCGGAAAACAACCCTTTATTTTTCATTACATAAAAGAGTTGTTTTTCTGCTAAATCTTCGAGAGTTTTCTCGAACTTTTTATCTACTATCATTATTTATACAAAAGAAGTTTTACACTTCTTCTTCGGGTTCGACTGCTGGTTCATCGTCCAATTGTGCGTTAAAGATACTGTCAGCTACTTTAATCTTCGCTTGGTCAAGAGTATCGGACAATCGCGAACCCACAAGATCGTTAAAGCAAGTTTCAGCAGTGCCGAAATCTTCGCTACCAATTGCATCGATCAAGTCTTCGATGCCATTAGATCCAGTTACAATAGGCTCCGCATCTTCGCTTTTAATCTCGTCGACAATTACATCGTTATCACTCATACATTCTCCGTAGTTCATAGTTATGTTATCATTTAATGTCATATATAGCGTTTTGTTAATCTGCTAAAAAGAGAGTCTTCTTTAAGTTATCGTTCAGCTTTTTGCCTGTAGTGCCATTTGTCAGGTGATCTTCTAATATTGTATCCCATACTTTAGCGGCAATTGCATTTATATCGCCAGTAGTAATCGGGGCGGCTTCGGCGCTGACAACAAGCGCATTAGCTGAAGTCTTAAGGCTAACAAACGCGTCAAACCCGTCAGTAGCTTCGAACATGTCCAGTGTAGGATCTCTTGGAAATATGTTACCATCGATTTTTATTTCACCAGATGCACTAGGCATTTTTATTCTCCAACCTAAATCATTTCTGACAAAGAATGCTGGCGCTAACGAATCACCTGAACCAATATCATCTCCACCAGTAGTAGAGAATAGGACAGGAAATTTAGCGTTATCGACTAGAATAATCCATTCTTTCCAAGCACCATATAAATCCGATTCTACAGCGAATGTACCAAGTGAAGGTAGGGTGACATAAAGATTGTTACCATCAAATATTGCATCAGACATGCCTACCTCCTTGGTAGCTTAGTTAGTTGTTATGTAGGATTACGGTAGTTCCGGTCAAACCGTTGCTGTACGGGTAGGCTTAAATCAGCACTTGTGTCTGCTCCAGATATTCTCAAATACTCATAACCGAGCGAGTGGACAACAATATCAACACTGCCTACTGAAACAGTAGTTGTGAATGTAGTGCCTGAGTTTTCCACCCCTTCAAGCTCTGTGGTTGTACCTGCATCATACACTCTGACTTCTGAATTGGCTTGTAAGCCTGTAAGAGTTAGTCTTGAATTTGATACTGTGCCGTTAGCATCTGTTCTTGTACCGATAAAAGTAGCACCGTTGGAAAGCGTAATTATTCCGGTAGTAGTCATATCACCAGCAAAGCTACTTGCTTTAATTGTTATTAAATTTCCTGATAAATTAAACGCTGATGATGCCGTTGCGTCTATTGTTACGTTGTAAGCCCCTGCGTTTATTTCAATTCCTGATTTAGAGACTAAAGCCGCTCGTATCGTGTTGAAATTATCTTCAAGATATGAAGCCGCCCTATCGTAGAACTTAGCGGAAGTTTCAATAGTTGCATAAGCAGTAACGGTAGTTTTAGTATTTTCGCTAATTGACAAGTCAGGTAAACTTACAAATCCCTGAGTCTTTTCGCCTGTGTCTTTCATTGATACATCTAACTGGCTTTTGATGTAGCCGTACTTGTAGTAATCAACAGTATATAGATCAGTCGTGTCTCCGTTTTTACTGTAATAACTCACGTTTAAGTCGTCGGCAGTTGTAGTAGCCATTGTATGCGCCGCGAGCAAAACCTTAGACGTTGGCGTGTTACCGCTTGAGTCGGTAGTCATACTAAAAATATCAGTAGCAGTAAAATTAAAACCTGCTCCGAATGAACTACTTACATCTACCCGATTACCGTCATCGTAAGTAGAAAAATAAACCTTTGCTCCTTGTAAATTGTT